TAAAGACTTCGCACGTCATTGCGGCACCCCTTCAGGCGGCATCATCGGTTGCTGTGGCATCGGAGGCGGCTCCGGCATGAAGTTCTGCGGCATGGCCGCAAGGTTGCCCAAGTCCATCACGTCTCGCAGAGTCTGGACGACCACTTCCTGCACCTGCTCCGGCGACATCGCCGCTGACATAGCCTGAATCCGGCGCGTCTCGGCCTCATACGCCTTGATGTCGTTGGCCTGCGACTTGATCGCAATATCCTGCGCTTCCATCGACTGATTGACGTTCTGCAACAGCCCCATCATCTGCTGGATCTGGCCGTTCAGCGCCTCAATCTGCTGATTGGCCGCTTGGATTGCAGGATCGTCATCGTCTTGCAGCAACTTAGGATCGATCATCTTCCGCAGACGAGCTGCAAGCTCCTGCGCACCAGGCCAGTCCATGTTCTTGACGAACAGGTCGCCCGCAGCCATCCACAACTGCGGATTGCCTTGCAGGATCTGCCCCATCGCTTCCATTGACTCCTGACGCTTGGTCATGTAGCTCGGGCCGGTCGTGACCTTGACGTCATACTTGCCGATCGACGGGTTGTAGATCTTCTTGACGATGATCCCTTGCTCGTTGATCAGCTTGGTAACCGCTTGCTGCTGGCTCGGATCGATCTCAGCTTGGGTCACCTCACCATCGATTCCAATGATCCGCGCGATCCGACGAGTGTCGTAGATTTTGGGCACCAGATCGATGATCTGCCGCGTGATGTACCGAATCGCACGCGCCAGATTGTCGACGTAATGGAACGTCCCGGTGTTGCTCTGCTGCTGCCGCGCCAAGATCGCCCGGCCTGACCGCTCGTTCGAGCTTGCGCCCAGACTCGGGTCGTACTGACCTGTGGTCGCTTTGAGGTCGTCAGAAGCGCCCATTTTGGCCTGTATGAGGCCCGTTTGCGCCATCGGAGGGGTAGACCTCTGCGGCAGCGGTAGAGGCGCTCCTTGGCCGTCTGTAGCGTCTGGATTGACCTCCAGATAGGGCCAGTTGTTGACGTTGGCCGTCTTCCACTGGTGTTCGTAGCCCTCAAACTGCCCGCCGTAGCCGATAAACGGTGCTTTCGGGGCCAGAGCCAGCATCTCAGCCTCTTGGCTGACCCAGTAGTTGTAGAGCCGCTGGGCGTCCTTGGCGTTCCGCACAAGACCCGAGATCTGCACCTCGCCGTCGACCTCGAACTCGTTGCCGATCACTCGCACGACCGGGATGTACTGCCCAGGCCAGTCGCGCTCTTCCAGCACCTCAAAACCGTTGGTTTTGAGCCATTTGACTTGCTTTCGGTCGACCTTGCGCTGCCGGATGGGGCGCAGCCCCATCTGACGCATCTGCTTGTCCTGCGGGTCGTCCTGAAAAAACACCTGACCGTTGGGGTACAGGTTCAGCGTTGCCGGTTTGTGCTCGTAGTAGAAGTACTCGGCGATGCGGATGGTCATCTCGCCCACCCACTGGCTGATGTCGGCGTCGCCGACACCCTGCGCCATGATAGAGGTCACCGGCGCGGCCTTTGGGTAAAGCCGGTGGTACTCTTCCTTGGTAATCTCGTCCGTGATGAAGCAGTACTCGGCGTCTGCCCCGCACGGATCTTGGATCATCGGATCCATGTAGACCGAAAACGGGTTCCGAACCCGCCCGATCTTGATGTCTTGATCGAAGCTCGTCTCGTCGCAGTACTCGGTCAGCAGCCGAATGTAACCCTCGCCGTGAATGACCTGGTTCTCGCACGCCGTGTCGTAGGCGACGTCCGCATCGCTGATGTACTCGATGTGACGCACAATGCCGTCCAAGACTTCAGCCATCTCGACGTCAGCCATGTCGTCCACCGGGATCACCTTGCCAGACGGCCTGTTTTGGCGCTGGTCGTTGGTGACCTGTTTGACGTGCTGCGGCAGCTTGTTGATGGTCAGGCAGGGGCGAGCGTTGATCGTCTGCCCTTGGGCCGTCCCGCGCGTTTTTAGCACGTCTGCGGGCCATTGCCAGTTGTTGTCAGGCGATCCGGCCATAAACCGCAGGTCGTCCAACTGGTCCTGTCGGCTGTCTGCGTATGCGGACATCGCTACCCGCAAGCGCGTCCGCATGGTGTCGAGAACGTCTTTCACTTTTTGCCTTTTTTGGCGCTTGCAGCTTTACGCTGAACGCTGTAAGCTATAGCAACGGCTTGTTTAACAGGCCGCGTTTTTGCTTCAGTTTTTACATTTTGCCTAAACGCTTCTTTGGAGGAACTTTTAATGAGTGGCATGCTGCGCTCCCGAATTCGGCACACAATTTCGTGTAAGCACTGCAACATACAGTTTACAGTACCGCACTATCGAAAAGACAGCGCTCAATTTTGCAGCAGAAAATGTATGGCGTTGGCGGCAAGAGTGCAAGTTACGACTACGTGTGAGGTCTGTCAAACAGTTTTTACGCACATTGCTAGCCGCGCAAATAAAGCTAAGTACTGCAGCCCAACGTGCTACCACAAAGCTATGCATCAAAAAGGCTCGGTCACATACACTTGTTTGCACTGCAACAAACAATTTTTGGGCTCGCCGTCGACGAAACGCAAATATTGCTCTAAAGCATGCGTTAACAAAACGCAAAAAGATGTGTGGAAAGCAAAGTTTACGACCGTGCGAAAAAACATGCGCCGAAGAGGTTTGTTGACGTGCTGCGTGCGATGCGGCTATAGCGAGCATCCTGAAATTTTGGGTGTGCACCACAAAGACCGCAATCGCAACAATAACACTCCAGAAAACTTGGAGGTGCTGTGCCCTATTTGCCATTCGCTTGAGCATAGAAAGCATATCGCGCATGGGGTTGAAGAGTGACTACCTCTTTTTCGCTGTTTTGGCCGACTCTTTGAAGTCCTTGGCCGTTGGCGCGCCTTTGGTGCCGGGCTTGCGCATTTTCTCGCCCGATCCGGCGGCTATGCGCTCGCGTTTGGCATGAATTGCTGCGTAAAGACCAGGTTTGGTTGCCATGTCAGCACTTCCATCGTTTGAGCGCCGCTTTGGCGCGTTCGCCGTCCTTGGCCTTGGCCGCGACCCCGCCCATACGGGCGCAAAAGCTGGCCTTGCGGCCCTTGTCTGCTTCCGTTTTCGGGTTTGGCGCCGGTGCCTTCAGGTTGCTGCCCGTTTCGCGGTTGTACTTCGCCCGGCCCTTGGCCGTCAGCCCGGCACCTTCCTTGGTCGGCAGCTTCTCACCCCGACCGACCGACAGACTGACGGACTTTTTTGCCATGTCGGTCAGGCTCCCATCCATCCGGCGGCTTGACTGACTCGGTCGGAATACGCCACTTGGCGCTCCGGCTTGTAGGACGACTGACGGGACGCGACCGGGAACGCGAACGTACACGCCAGCGCGTCCGCTGCGTCCGGTGAGGCTAGTCCTCTTGCTTTCATGTCCTTCTTGCTCTCCAAGAAGATCGTCCCGGCCGAGTCCGGTTTGGTCTTGGGGCCGGTAAAGTCCGACTTCAACTGCCGATCGTTAGGGATGCTGCCAGTTTTCAACCAGTCCCGCATCGCACCCCACAGTTCGGCGCGCTTGTTGCCCCACATGATCGGGTTCTTCGACTTCCAACCGAAGTTCACCCCACGCACCTTATACCGTTGTTCCGTCAGCCGGTCAAGTATGCCGTAGCCCAGCCCGCCCTCGTCGATGACCGTCAGCGTCGGCCTGTACTCCTCGATGGCGTCGATGACGTGCCCGACCGTCGTCATGGTGTCGTCGCCCCGGTACCGTTTGATGTGCAGCAGGTCGCGCCCTTGGCGCACCACGATCACGGTCGAGTCCGCGCCCGAGCGCGCCGGGTCGATCCCGATCACAATCGGCGCGTCCGCGTCCTTGTACCGTGGGCGGCTTGCGGCCTCGTCCACCAGTTGCGGCGGGATGAACTGGTCGTCGCCCGCGCTCGGGAACTCCCCGTACACCTCGATGCGGGCCTGCGGGCTGTCGCTGCCGTACTCCGCGATGATCTGCTCGTAAATCGCCTTGTCGGTGTCCTCGACGTCACGGGCGTCGATGTGTTCCGAGTGCCAGAACTCCCGCTTGGAGTGGAAGCATTCGAAGAAGTAGCCTTGGTTGCGCCGAGGGTTGCTGAACGCCATCCAAAAGCGGTTCGGCGTGTTCTCTGTGAAGAAGCCCTGGGCCACGTCCCAGATTGGGTCTGGGATGCCTGACGCCTCGTCGAACACCAGGAACACCCCGTCCACGTTGTGCAGACCAGCGTAGGCGTCCGGGTTCTCTTCCGACCAGAGGCGCCCCTCGATCGACCAGAACCGCGTGCCCTTCTTCAGGTCGCGCTCCACGATCTCAGCCAGCCACTTGGCCGGGCTGACGCGCGTTGCGCTGATCTCAAACCAATGGCTGTTGATGAGAAGCGCCAGCCACTTGGTGATCTCCGACCAGGTGATCGAGCGGAGCTGCGCCTCGCTGTTGGCCGACACGATGGTGGTGGCGCCGATGCGGGTTGTCAGCATCCACAGCACAAGCCAACTGACGAGGGCCGACTTCCCGATACCGCGACCGGAGGCGACCGCGCTCCGGAACACCTTGTAGGCGGCAGCGTCGTTGTTGTTGCGGATGTGCTCAGCGATCTTCCTCAGCAGGCGGCGCTGCCACTGACGCGGGCCTTTGTGGTGCGCAAGCGGCGTGTTGGGCTGGCCCCAAGGAAACGCGAACAGAACGAACGCTTCAGGATCGTTCTTGAGCTTGGGGGACCAGAGGCGCGTCATGAGCGCCTGCTCGTCCGTCGCTGAGTAGATTGGTTGCTGCATCTACGGTTTCCATGTCGATGACTCGCCGCTCGGCCGCCTCTAGCGCGGATATTACGCTGATCTGCTGACTGACGTCGATCTGCACCTGCTGCTTGGCGACCCAGTCGTGCCTGAAGCGCAGGATGTCCAAGGCGACCTTGGCGTCGCCAGCGGCAGCCGCTGCGTACAAGGTCGTGCTGAGTTCTTTCTCGGCGTCGGCGCGGCCCTTCTGCTCGGCCAACTGCGCCAACGGGTCCATCTCGCACAACCGCCGATACTCGACCGGCAATAGACCCGCAGCAAGTGCCAAATTGTCTCCACGCAAGCCAAGCTTGGCAGCGTCATAGATCGCCTGCAAACGCGCCTCGGTCGCTTGCAGTTGGCGTGCAGTAAGGGGCAAAGTTTGAAACATGGTGCGAGTGTAGCAGAGTTGGCGCGGGGGTCAATAGCGCTGTTAGTTGTGTAGCGGTTAGCGTAAAAAATTTTGCAAAAATTCTTGTGGCCCCTCCGTTTTTGACCCGTCGGCCTGCCGGCCCTACCCGGGGGGCGTCGCGGCCGCTGGCCGCGTGGCGCCGAGCTGCAGCGCATCGCGCCTATCGGCCTGGCCAGATCGATAGGCGCACGCTATCGACTATCGGATCCTCTCGCCAGATAGCTGGAACCTATCGCTACCAGGACGCGCGGGCATGGGTCAAATACCCTTGCCCCGACTAGTCGCTGCCATACACATACAGGCGGGCGGGCGCCTGTATGTCATGGGTCAAATGGGTACACGGGCTGAATTGCCCATCGTGCCCATGACGGATATGGGCAGGATGGGTCGTGCCCATTAGGGGTAAGGGGCACGCGGGGAGTGTCGGCGCGCGGCATGGGGCGGGGGCGCGCGCGATGGGTCAAAGGGGTCAAATATCCGGCCGGAAAAAATCGCTGCCATACATACACATGTTATGTTATAACATCACATTAAGAAGTTCATAGATTGATAGATAGATGTTACCCATTTAGTCCATTAGCTCGGCGCCGCGCGTGCATCGGGCTGCCCCATACCCGCGCCACTAGACTATCCTTTTGTCATGGGTCATATGGGCGAGCCCATTAGCAGTCGCGTTTCATGGGCGATATGGGCGAGCCCATACGATGCGCAACAAACTATTTGCACGCTCGCGAATAGTCTGATATTGTTCCGATACGCTGTAAACCATACAGCAAAACACGGAGAGACTCTCATGCGTGGATTCATCTTTTATCGCGGCCCGTCCCAGATCGACGGCGCGCCGATTGTCGGTATCGCAACCCTCAAGTCCAAAAACGACAAAACGGGCAACATGGTCCAGACTTACATTCTGCGCGCAGACATGACGCCCCTTGACGCGTTGTCGACCGGCGCCGATGTCAGTATTTGCGGTACGTGCCCGCATCGCCCAAAGCGTATCCGCGTGCGCGATCGCAAAACGGGTCGATTCACGTCCAAGCGTGTCCGGACGTGCTACGTCGACGTCGGTAAGTCCGTCCAACAAGTATTCGGCGCGTTCACGCGCGGTTCATACCCCACCCTTGAGCCGGTCGATGGCGCCCAATATCTCGCTGATCGCATGGTCCGTCTCGGCGCCTACGGGGATCCCGCAGCGATCCCTGCTCACGTCTGGATTGCCCTTTTGGCCGACGCGGCCGGCCATACTGGATACACGCATCAGTGGCGTAAGCCGCTCGCAGCTGATCTCGCGCCGATTGTCATGGCAAGCGCCGACAGTGCCAAAGATCGCGATCAGGCGCGCGCCAAAGGGTGGAGGACGTTCACGATCAGGCGCGCCGATGAGCCACTCGCGCCCCGTGAGTTCGCGTGCCCCGCATCGCCCGAAGGCGGGAACCGCAAACAGTGCGTCGATTGTGGCGCGTGCGACGGGTCGACGCGCGCGGGCCAGGCTAGCGTCGCGATCGTCGTGCACGGGTCCGGTGCCAAGTACTTCTAAACCCTCACGGCGCGCCATCACGGCGCGCCTACTCTCGGAGTTTTATCATGGCAAAAGAAATGAACGCGCGATATCCCGGAGTCTGCTACCGGACCGGCCGCGATATCCGACCAGGCGACCGTATCCTCTTTCACGGTAAGGGCCGGTCCGTCCTACTGTCCCGCAGCTCAAGCGCACCGGCGCCAGTGTCCGATACTTTCACTTTCGGCGATCGCACCTTCTACCGCAATCGGGCCGGCCGATGCGAAGACGCGCCGTGCTGCGGATGCTGCACAATCTGATACACTCTAAACTTTCAAGCAAGGAAGACGACATGAAGACACTCACTTGGACCGACATTCGCCGAATTGGCAAAACTGACAGTGCTAACCGCTGGTACCCGTGCGAAGAAATCGCCGAGTACTTCGAGGGCTTGCGCGCGCCGTCGCGCGCGTGGCCGCACTCGTACGCCAAAGCGGCGCAAACCGCCAAGTTTGCGCGCTGGATCGCTGCGAATCGGCCGGAAATCGCAGCTAAATTCGGAGCATAAGACCATGACGCAGCATATTGGACCGTTTCAAGTCGCGCGCCTGAACCGGAACACGGTTTTAGTTTTCACAGGCTGTAGGATCGTTTTCGAGGCGCCTACCTTCGCCGAGGCGATCGCCTACGCTAATCGTCAATTGGGAGCTGCACAATGATCCGCTTTTGTCTCGGGCTAATGCTCGCCATGGGCGCCGTCGAGGCGCCTCATGACGCCCCTATCACCCTCATCATCGCGCAGGCCGTCCTCGGCCTCGTCATCGCCGCCTTCGGCGCCCGCAAGCTTGCAAAACAGGAGAATTGATCATGACATCAATCGACGCCCGCACGCTCGCCACGGCCCTCGCCGTCCTTGAATGGACCAAGACGATCCCGCCCAGCGCCCCGCATCAGCCGCCGCTCGACTACAGCACCATTCTCGACGCGCGCCTGTCGCTCAAGTACGCCCTTGAATCCCTGAAGTTCGAGGTCAAGAAATGATAACGGCCGCCCTGCTCGCATTGCTGGCGGCCGTCATTGCTGCTATCCTTCGTCTGTAAGGTCTCTGGTCTCTCCTCCTCGGCGCCCTGCGCCGTTCGCCCGCCCAGCATACGCTCGGCGGGCGTTTTCTTTTACACTGCCCGCAACGCCGCGCCACCGGCGCCCGCCTTCGCCCTCTC